CTGTCCGGCTTCTCCGGAATATTCGACTCCGCCTGTATGGCAGTGTTGCCGCCAATGTAAAGATGATGCCGAAAATCATATACACCGTCCTGGTTTGCAATCCCCAACTGAGTGATATTCCCGACGCCGCCGCCAGCATACAAAACAGACGGCGGACTATGGAATGTATACGAAACCCCTTCCAGATGTGCGGACAAGCGTTTGACTGGGGCGATTCTCCGCAGTATTTCAGATGCAGGCTGGACCTTTACCGCCTCCGCCTCCACACCGTTTGATATATTGACATTCAGTCGGAAGCACCCCGGCGTCCCATCATAAGAAAACCACTCCTCCAGATCGTAATCCTGGTACATGCTGTTCAAAACCGATTTTACCGCATACACCGTCCCCATCTGTTTATGCACAAGAACGCTGTTTTTGATTAGCTCCCGCTTTGTCTTGATGGGATAATCGTAGTTGTACCAGTCCACTTTCAAATCGCAGGCCAGTATATCCAGCACCGCTTCATCCAGCCGGTCGATTTCTGGGAAGATCCGCGGCACATCTGCTTCGTCCTGTCTTTTTACCAAAAGTCGTACCGCCGCGTCTGCAAGCGCGTAGATTGATTTGTCTTTTGAGATTGCCTCCGGATATATGCTCAGCAGATTTTCCAGCGTAATGCCGTGCCCCTCATTCATTTTCATATCCACCATTTATAATATTAACGTTTCGTATCGCGGCAACCTGTGGCGTATTCCGATCGTCCCCATCGTTTAGCGGTGTAAATACGGGGGTGGATATCACTACCCGCTTAATACCAGTCTGCATTAGCAGGCCAACCAAATAGGATGGGTTGATGTCCCGTCCCAGCTTTGCGCACTGCCACTCATTATAGCGGTTCACCGCGTCTTCCACCCTCTCCGCGACCTCCGCTTCACTCGCACCGGCCCCCGCCTGTGCCGGAGTGTAATAGGTAAACTCTACATCATACGGCACCTTTTCCGGGTCCTCAACACTTACCCGATCCGCAAGGGGCCTCACGGTGTCCTCGTTACAGGCTGCCAGGATATCGGCTTTCATTGTCTCGCTGGCGGGCTTTCCATCCTTCATCAGCGCATAGAGTTTTACTACACTCGGCTCCGGTGACGTTGCAGCTACGTCCGCAATTTCCGTGCTGACCTGCTTTGCAAAATAGATGTACGCGCCTTTCGCTCCAGCATCGCTGTATCCATCCATAGACAGGCGCAACAGTTCATAAAATTCCGCATCAGTGGCTGCATCTGTGCCTCCGTCCGATTCGGTTATGTTTTTGCAGGAAAGAAAATAAGCGAAGGAATCCACAATGGAATTGATCTGCCCTGCCACAAATCCGTTGCCCGCCGCCCCGTTTGTCTGGCATTGCACCTTTGTATCCGCGTAAGATTCACCGGTTTTTACATATACGTCTTCCAGTGTGGCCCATACAAGAGTCTGGCTGGTGTCCGTTACCCGCGTCCCCTTTGGTATCAGCACAGCAAATGCCTGCGGTTCGGAAATATTGAAGCGCATGGTGCAGCCCGCTGCCTTTGGCTGCGGCCTTTTCTGCATGAAAAACAGTTCCGCCAGGGCATCCAGGTTTTCCCCTACCGCCCGGCTCGGGATATTCTGGTTGGCCGCGTAGTTGGTCAATACCCGTTCCAAGACAATTACCTCTGCCAGCCACCGGATAAAAAGCTGTTCCGGGCTGGCTGACTCCACCGTTTTATTAAAGATTTCTTCATAGACGGAGGTCAGCCAGACAATAATGTCCGCTGGATCCGTTGGGATAAATTTGTATTCCGCTGGTATGCTCATCCTGTGTCACCCGTCTTAATTTTAATTTGCACGGTAAAGCCCAGTTTCCCCGGGTTGGATGTATCTGCAAAAAGCGTGATATCCTCAAACACCGCTCGCGGCTCCCATTCTTCGATTGCTTCCCGTACTGGGATAACAGCCGCGTTTTTTGCAATGTTCATCGGCTTGTCCAGAAAGCTCATGTCCAACCCAAAATCCCGGTACATGGGTACGCTCCCTTTCGGCGTTGCCAGGATAACCGCCACATTGCGCAGGATTTCCTTTACCTCGTCCTCTTCGTCCAGCCGGATGCTTTTCAGATCCGCAGCCGAAACGGTGTATTCCATTGTCCTGCCTCCCTTATTTTGGTATGGTGAGCGTTTGTCCCGGTACAATAAGTCCCGGATTATTCCCTATCGCTTCCCGGTTCGTTTCATAGAGCTTGGTAAAGTCCGCACCGCTTCCAAGGAATTTTCTTGCTATGGTCCAGATGTTATCCCCTTTCTTTGCGGTATACGCCGTTCCTCCGGATGTGCCGTTGCCGGATGCTCTGTCAGCAGCGGCACGCGCCTCCACCGGCATTAAATTCTGTGGCTGTGCGCTTCTTTTGGTATCCGTGGATTCCTGTTTCAGGTATTCCACCAGCTCTACCGATACCTCGACGGCATACATATCTCCCACCTTATCCAAGTACTCCATCTTGGTTTCATGCTTCACGATATTCCAACGATATTTTCCGTATATCTTTCCGCCGATTACAAGGGCGACCGCTTCCCCGCTCCGCTGAAAATCCCAAATCTGTACAATTTCTTTCAGCGGGTCAACGCCCAACTCTGCCGTCAGCAGGATATCAAATGAAAATTGATCCGGATTCAGCCCGATAAATTCGGTCAGCGCATGGGTGTTGTGCCGTTCATGCGTTGCATACCGGGTCGAACCGCCCCACTTCAAATTTTTCGGTGTACGGAACAATTCGCGCGAGACGATAAATTGAATCCCATTATCCGCGTCCTTCCCCAGATAGCCAATTAACGCCACGGCTTAATCCCTCCTAAAATTACCCCATCCCCATTGAATACAGGAAAATACAATACCAGCACAATGTCGTTCACCTTTGGCATATAAGGCTTGATTACCAGGTCGTGCTTGTGCCGTGCAAACGCGGCATCCCCAGCGCCGCCCTGCTCATATTCCGTGCGCTGCTGCCCGTCATAACTCGGTATGAAGTCACGGGTTATCAGCACCGGAATCCAGTCTGACTCAATTTCCAAATCATCAAACCATACCTTTGCAATGCGCTTATCGTTGTTCACGGCAGTTACTTTTCCCTGCCGTACAATATCCTCTGCGTTCATCAGTAAGTCAGCACCTTCCGCAACTTGATTTGCGTGGTGTAGCCGCCGCCCCCTACCGTGTGGACTGCCTGAGTAACGATGTACTTTCCATCCCATCCGCCCCAGCCTTTGAGCTGGAGCGTGACCCCGGCAACAAGCCTCACATCCCCCGGCATGGTAAACGCTGCGGTTCTCGCCATTTTGTTATGCAGCCGCAGGTGTTTCTTTGCCAGCTCCTGCGCTTCTCCAACACTGCCTGCCTTGGCTGTGACCTCCAGGCACTGCTCCCCAGAAACATCGCCGTCCTCTGCCGTCCCTTCGATGCACGCCCCCGTTGCCGGGTCCATATACCGGACGCGGCACTTTGCATACTGCGTCCCCACTGAACCGGCGTGCAGTTTGTACTTGATGTACCCGCCGTTCCCGCCTTTCTCAATGGTAAAGATCGGCGGCTTTGCTTCATATGCCGTCTGGTCGTACAGCACGATTTTTCCGTCTGTAGCTTTAATGGAGATCCCTGCATCCCGGCACAGCTTTTTCAAAAAGGCAATGTCGCTCTGTCTGGTTTGCTCCACCCGCTTATAATGAGGGTCTGTGCTGGATTCATACATACACGCCATGCCGCCGTTCGCCGCGATTTCCGAGGCGATACCGGACAGGCTGTAATTCTTCCACGCCTTGGACTTCCTGGTCTGTCGCAGGCTCCCGGAAAACGCTAGGCTTGCCGCATTGATCGTTACCACAGACGACGGACCAGAAGCATCCACGCTGTCCAGCTCAAACATCCCTGTTTTCAGCTCGTCGTTCTGTTTCCAGTTTCCCGGGGAAATGACCGCGCTGATGGACAGCTTGCCTCCGGCGGCAGCTTCCACCGCTTCTGTCAGCCATTGTTCCATCCACACCCCGTCGCGGTCCTGCAATTCGATTTTCAGATCGTCGGATGTATCATCTGTGTCGTCGGTGTAAATCAGATTCAGCAAGTAAGGTTTTATGTCCTGCGTAATATCTGTACCGCCAAATGTAATAGATACTGCCGTCCGTCTGGCTAACACTTTATCTGCCATATCTCTATCCCCTTACCGCTTCCATGGAGGAAGGTCCGTGCCCGGCTTTTCCATAATTTCCGGCAGGCGCAGCGTGACCCCTGCCGGAAACAGAAGGATTTCCCGATATTCCAGATTTGCGCTTATAAGCAGATCCGTGCGGTCTGTGCTTCCAAGTTTCTTATGAGCGATCATATCCCAGGTGTCTCCTTGTATCGTGGTGTAGGTTTTCATTCCATGGCCCGCCTCCTTGCGTCGGCCTCCGCGTCCTCCATCACTTCCAGCATGATTGCTTTCAGTTCGCCCCGCCGTGCATAGTCCTGCCATGCGTCCACTGTCTCCGGCGGCGCCCCGGCCTCAATGTGAAAATGCATTTCTACCGTTCCCGTTCCTCTCCCCGTCTGGATTCCGGCCCTTTCAACCTCCAGCACCGTGCGTGTCTGCTGCATGCTTTGTGCGATAGCATACTGGTTGTATGCACTGTAGTTCTCTGTCACCTGCTGGGAAATGCTGTCCATGGGTGCCTGCTGCGCATAATTGTCAGCGGCATACTGCCTGTATTCGCTGTAGGTCCTTGCCACCTGCTGAGAAACACTGTTCGGAAGTATCTGTTCCCCGCCATGCATACGCATAAGCTCCGGCCCTTCTTCACCTACCCACGCCCAACCCGGCGGCGCGTTATCCGTTCCGCTGGCATGGCCCGGAATGCTGAAATAGGAACCATCCCAGCTTGAGGACGCCACTACCGCGTTTGACATTGCCCTCAGCGCCGCCTTTCCCACTCTTGCGTATTGGCTCTGCACCTGCGGGAGCATGTTGTCTGCCTGGTCGATGAACGCCTGAATGGTAGCCCTGCCGCATTCCTCGGCCTCCTTCGACATGTTCAGAGCGGAGATGTCCTCTTCCATGTCACCGATCAGCTGATCCATTTGCTCTGTCAGCCTCGCCGCCCAGGCTTCTACATCCTGCGCAGCCTGATCCTGGGTCTCGTTGATTTCGCCCAGCGTGTTCGCGAGATCGGTAAGCGCCTGTGTATTCCCCTTGTTTACATTTCTGACCATATCCGCCGCCAGCCCTGCCGCTTCCGGCGTCCCGCTTCTGACGTACTCCATCAGCGCGTTATAATTCTCCTGGGTCACCCCCAGGTCTTCGGCGGATATTTCTCTCAGCGCCGAGATATTTGAGGCATATCCCTGCCAGAAAGAAAGCTGTGTGTTCAGTGCTTCTTGTGCAGCTGCTACAGTGGCCTCCGCGTCCGCCTTTGCTTCGTCGAATAATCCAAACTGTTCAGAAAAGATTTCCGCCGTCTCCGCATAGGCTTTCATGTAAGCGTCTGCCAGCCCCTGTACTTTCGTCATTGTGCTGTCCAACGCTTCCTGTACTGCCGATTGTCCCGCTGTTAGGTTGTCTTCTTCCTCGGTGTAGTACCCAAGCGCTTTCATCAGGTCTTTCCAGGCTTTTTCCATGAGTGACATTTCTTTTTCGGCAGCGGCAACAGCTTCCGCGTCCTTCTCAATGGCCTTTTCATGATGCGATATATCGGATTGCGTATCGACAAGCTTTTGCCCCAGGCTTTCTACAGAATTTTGCAGGTCGTAATATTCCTGAGCAAGATACGCCGTTGCGTCCGCCATAATACCATTTTCCCGATATTGTTTTTCCGCCTCGGCGCTTGCTTCGGCCCATAGTTCTTTCATGCGTTCAATGGCAGCATTGTATTTCTTGCTGGCCTCTTCCTGCTCATACCGCGCCATAGTCAGCCCGACTTCGTTCTCTGCCGCTTCCCGCAAAACTGCGCCGTATTGGTCATACACATCGTTCAGGTAATCCTGATAGGCTTTTGCCTGAGCATTCTTTTTCCATTCCTCGGTGTTCGTACGGAGTGCGTCAGTAGTCGTTTGCAGGGCGTAAGTAGAGCGCCCATATTCGTCCGTCGTCTGGCTGATGCAATCGGATAGCTCCGGCATCGTCCGCAGAAGCAGCGTCAATGTATTCTGGTATGCCTGGCTTTGCGCCGCGTTTTCTCCCTCTGCGGCTTCTATTTCCTCCAATTTCCTGATGTAAACGTCTGCCGTATCCGCTGTCGCCTGGATCTCCACCGCCGTGTTTTTATGGGCGGCTTCTGCTTCCTCCATGGCGGAGTTCATAATGGTTATATCGCCGTTCAGGTTGTCGAGCTTTACCTTTGCCATCCGCTCTGCCGCGCCGGAGCAGTCGTTGATGGATGCATACAGGCTTTGGAAGTCTTCGTCCGTCGCATTCAGGATTGCAGTCAGTCCATTGTAGCCGCGCATACCCGCGATATCCATTGCATTTTTGACCTTTTCAGATTCGCTCATCTGACCGAAATAGCCCCGCAGATCTTTTACCGTCTCCATCAGCCCCTTCATGGAGCCGTCAGAATTTACGGCGGAGTATTCCAGCTCTCCGAATGCCTGCGAAGTCAGCGTGATACCGCCCAGCAGTCCGTTAAAGATATTGCGCAGTGCGGTCCCGGCGCGGGATCCCTTGACGGCGTTGTTTGCCATCAGGCCAGTCATGACGGCCACATCCTCAATGGTATACCCCAGTGCACCCGCAACAGAGGATGAGCTTTTGAATGTCTCACCCATGATAGCGATATTGGTGTTGGAGTTGGCCGCTGCCGCCGCCAGTACGTCGGCAAAGTGGGCTGTGTCCGACGCTTGCAGACCAAAAGCGGACAGGTTATCTGTCACGATATCGGACACTTGTGCCAGATCCTCCCCGGCTGCTGCCGCCAGGTTGATTACCCCGCTCATGCCGCCTAACATCTCTTGGGCATCCCATCCGGCCATTGCCATATATCCCATAGCGTCGGCGCTTTGCCTTGCCGTAAACATGGTTTCAGCGCCAAGTCTCTTTGCTTCTTCGGACAGCGCGGCCATTTCCGATATGGATGCACTGGCGATTGCCTCCACGTTGGACATGCCCTGCCCAAATTCCTTTGATACTTCTACGCATTCCCTGTATGCATCCGTGATTCCTTTTACTGCTTCCGCGATTCCAGCAGCGGCAATGGCTCCGCCAACGGCTTCTATCGCTTCTACACCTGTATGCCCGAATTGCTCCGCGCCCTCTGCGGCCCGTTTCTGCGCCTCTGTCAGCTCACGGATTCGTTCTGCCAGTTCGGCATCCTTCGCGCTCAGGTTGTCGGTGGATACGCCTGCCGCATCCAGTTTTTCCCGCGTGCTGTCCAGCTTGCTCTGCTGTTTTCCCAGCGCCGCTTCGGTGTTCTTAATACGCTGCTCCAACTCCAGTTTTTTTCGTTCAAGTGCGGTTGTGGAGCCTTTTGTCTCAGCGATTTGCTGGTTGACCAGCCCATACTGTCGGCGTAGATTTTCCAGTTTCCCACTGGTATTCTGCACCGCTGCTGCCTGCTTCTGATAGGCGGTAATGTCCCGCTGAATTGCCTGTAGGTTTTTAATTTCAGTTCCCAGCCGTATAAATTCCTGCTGTGCTTTTGTGAACGTGCCGGAAAATCCGCCGTTCAGTACGGCATTCAAAACGAAATCAAAAGAATATTGCCTTTGCGCCACGTCACCGCCTCCGCATCATCCGTTTCCGGGTAAGTCGAAAAGAGCTCTTGCCGTTTCACCCACAGGGTTAATTGGTACTTTCTCAGGAGCCTTTTCCGTTTTTTTCTCATTCAAATCGTTCGTTGCCTGTATCCATCCGCCGAGCTGAACCAGTGGTATATCAGCCCAATCCAGCGGTGACCCGCCGTTATTCCTCGCCAGAAGGATGCATTGCTTTTGGAGCCACAGCTCTTTTACTGTCACTCCGCACGCAGCAAAAAACCCAGGGCAACAGCATTTACTTTTTTGCCAAGAGATTGACGCCCATGCTATACTAATAGTAGGTGGTGGTAAAAATGGATATCAGAAAACTGCAAGAAAGCGTGAAAGTTGTAACGGA